GCAGTAACAGAGGAGGTACTTGCTTTAGTTGCTATGTCATCATCATTAGATGTTATCTGTGTTTGTAATCCACTAATAGCATTAGCTACTCCATTCGTACCACCAAAACCATTTAACGCACTATTTAAAGCGGTAATAGAACTGGTTTGAGAACTTATAGCACCCTCAGCAGATGAAAGTCTAGTATTTAACCCACTAACTGCAGTAGCTACAGTAGAGGTTCCAGAGTAACCAGACAAAGTACTTTCTAGTTCTGTAATGTCTCCTGTATGAACAGTTATAGTTCCTTCTGCAGATGATACCCTAGTTGTTAAAGCACCTATAGCAGAAGCATTTCCGCTTATATTAGTATTAGCATTAGTTATAGAAGAATTTAAAGATGTAATATTTATTGAAGTTGATATATCGCCATTGTCACTAACACCCGCAACTAATAATAAATCAGATGCGTTTTGAGATATAGCATTACCATTAGCGTTAATCTGTGTTTGTAAAGTTGTATCAGAAGAACTAGTAGACCCGGCCGTACTTGCTGCCCAGGTACTACCGGTGTACACGAATATCTCATTACCGTTGTCGGTGTCCATCCATATATCACCAGCTTGTAAAGAGGTACTATCAGATCTTTGTGTGGGTGCAGATGTTGCCCTTATAACCCTAGGTGTACTTGTTGTTAAACTATTAACTGAAGCTTGGGCAGAAGCCGCTGCTGCATTTACAGTAGCTATAGTAGCTTGTAAGTTGGCTGTAGTAGATCCTAAAGTAATAGGTATGGTTGTATTTAATGTAGAAAAGCCCGGTAAAGCACTTAGTTCTTGACTAAGTTGCGTCATCACTGCTGCTATCGAAGCTAGCGTAGTAGCTTCTGTACCTTCGGTATCGTTGTAAGGGCCTACTTCATTTGATGTGCTTACAAACCTTACCCAGTAATAATAGTTTTGGTTGTAACCTACTTCATCGCTATATATAGAACCAATAGCAGTGGATATAAGGGTAGCACCGCCAAGGGCGTTATCTTTTGATCTCCATATTTCTGTATAAGCATGCCTACCATAAGAAGGTGTGTTCCATTTTAAAAGTATGCCAGTAAAAGCACCGCTTGCTTCTAAACCACTAGGAGCAGGTGGGGGGCCTTGCTCGCCTCCGCCTCCTCCGCCGCCTTCTCCAGGAGGTACTATGTCACTAGTCTGAACACCTTTGTTTCTGACTTTTACTATGCCAGAGTCTGACAATTCTCTAAGAGTTACAGCTCTATCTAAAGGATCACCACGTCTTCCTAATCTAACTTCTAACGCTTCTTTAATAGCATCAAGAGCTATTTTAAGTTCTCTATCCGTTTTAGGTGGTATGTTCTTAAGAGCAGGAAGTTTAGTTGACATTAGGCTTCCTTAAGTTCAGCTATGTTTTCTCCAATACAGACTTCATTTACAACTTTAGTACTCTCTATTTCTATAGCAAACTCTGTATGTACACTTGCTGGTAAACGTACCATAGGTTCAGTTATAGCAGTAGCACTAAAACTAGGAGTAGTACCTGTAACGCTAAAAGCACTACCACTTGTAGAAATAGTAGCGTTGTATATAACATTGCCATCTCCGTATACTTTTATAGTTACTGGATAGGTTTCTGCATCTACTTTAGCAAACCCAAAACTTGTTGGCCTAGGGACGTTATATGTTTTTGATTTCCAATTGTAAGTTAAAGCTGTATTACTACCTTGAAACTTTTTAATCTTGTTACCTATTATTATATATAGTTCGTTATCATCTGGATCAGTAAACCCGCCACGTACTAATGCACCAACATCAAGATCTACAAGAGCGTTAGCTTGTTCTCTTGGGTCAAATATAAAACCACCAAAACCAGAACCTGTGCTATAGAAACCTACGTATCTACCCTGCCATTTAAAACCTGTAATAGTAGAAGGGTAATAGTTTGTTTGCCATTGTTCAGGTGTGATAAGAGCTTGTGTAAGAACTGTAGCAGTTGCGCCTTGTACAGCTGTTAAACCATCTGGACCTGCATATACAATAAACTCGCCCATATCTACCATAGATCTTTTGTTTAAACACGCTTCACCTGACTCTATTTTTATAGCTACCATAGCAGAAGGGTCACTACCTGTTACTAAGTATGGAGTACCTTTTGTACCTACTATAACCCCGTTAGCCGTTGCAGCTATACCTATAATCTCTTCATCGATAGCAATTCTATAATTAGCAGGCCAAGCATGCGGTAAAAAAGGCTCGCTAAAACATACACGTTTTCCTGTGAAACCAGCAAGAATCCCATTTGGCAAAGATATAAGACCTTTCATAGGCCCTTCTGGATATAAAGCTGTATCATCATCTGGGGGTGCAATCCAAGTATCAGAAGGTAAAAGTTCAGCTAGTTCACTGTTTCTTGATACATCAGTATGCGTAGCAGCAGATAAAGCAAGTTCTGCTACAAATTGAAACTGCGTAGAATTAGAACCAGTATTGGATCTGTATATTCTTTTCTTTGATAAGTTTGTATTAGTAATAGTCGTAGATGTTTCTAGCCCAGATATAGCTACAGTCATATTATCATCTGTAGTTATAACAGTAGAAGCTGGAGAAGGTGGGCCTTCTTCTCCGTATGCAGATACAAAAGTATATACGTACGAAGTTTCGTAATCTAACTCTGCATCTGAGTTACCACCGAGTTTTACACCGTTGGCTACAGAAGCACTATTACCTGTCCCAGTTGCAGCAGCAGATAGTTCTACTGTTAAAGTAGAAACACTAGGCACTGATTTTATTTTATAGTTACCATTTATATCTGCGGCTTCTACACCTTGTGTTGTAGCAAAGCCTGTAAGAGTTACATATTCACCTGCGGTCACACCATGTGCAGCGGCTGATCCGCTAGCAGATGTAGTTATTGTTATAGTAGAACTTTCATTTACAAATGCGATAAGCCCATCAAATTGTTCTTCTCCTACTGCAGCTACGGTTGGGGCTGCAGTTGGGGCAGGTATGCCTAGTCTATAACCACCAATAGGCATTGGATTAGAAGCATGCACAACGTCAGCATTTCTACCCATTTTAGGAAAGGTTTGCCCTGACCAATAAATCGTGTCGTTATTATCTCCGGGCACTGGACCACGTACGACGTTTACATCTTCGTCAAACTGTAGCCAACGTTCTGGGCTATCGGTGTATTTAAATATAGATTGTCTACTAGAATTAGATAAAGTAAGAGTATCAGAATTGTCTGTAATAGGCACTAAACGGCCGCTCTCAAGGTTTACATCAGTAGCTACAGTAGCTAGCTCATCCCTTAAAAGTCTAGGTGAAGTCCTTGGCGCAAGACCCCCGAATGTATTAAGTTTAATATAGGCCATTTTTTCATTATACAGTATTCAGAACTGATTCTTGCAGTTCTCGACTCCTTCTTCCTACTTGGTTAAACCATCTGCTGTCTTCCATTTCAGCTGCCATTTGTTTCCAATCATGTGATCTACATGCTTTTAACATATTACGGAACTTAGAAAGTCTAGTTCCTCCTAGATTAAAGCACATATTGACTATAACATGTTGGATATTTTCTGGTAAATTATAAAAAGCTTCGTCTGTGCCAAACACATGTATAGCTTCTGCTAAATGTTTGTTAAAATCATCTTCATAATACAGATCAACAACTTCCTGTGATACTTTAGTACCCACTTCCCAATCATACTCTGGGTCTTCTGGTTGGCATAAATGTCCTATGCCAAGAGTTTTAAAACCTAAACTATCCTCATATATCTCTAAGACCTCGCCTTCATGTCTTTTAATCTCTTCCTTGCATTGCTCTATGTTCATGGTGTTATTATCCTGTCGTCTACTGATTTAATTTTATCTTCTTTTAAAAAGACTTGCAGTTCCGTTACGGTTGTTTTTTGTGCTGCTTCTACCTTTCGTAAGTTAAAATCAGCGTCTTGCCATTCACTTTGTAATCTAACTAACATGTTAAATTGCTGAGCTACTCGGTCAGTCATCTGGGTTATATCGTATTGTTTACCATCAAAGTTGATTAACTGCGGTAATTTGCTTTCGGCTTTAGCCATAGGTACCTCCTTATAAAAAGCTAGACCCAATGATAAGGACGTATACGCCTATAATCATTGTTGTGAACTTAGTGTCCATACGGTCAAACTTAGCATCTCCTTTGTCTAAGCGCTTCTCTATAGCAGTGTATCGAATATTACACTCTCTTTCGTGTGATTCAATTTTTGCCAATGTTTCTTTAACCGTAGCCATAAAAGGATTATAGGCCAAAAAGCGCTGTAACACCAAATGATACCCCCATAAACATAAGTAGTATCTTTACAGGCAACAAGAATATAAAGAATACTCTAGCTACTTTACGTTTTTTAGATATTTCTGACCAAGGAGGTAGCCCTGGTGGGTTTTTTAAATTTATCATGTTATCTCTATAGTTGATGGGAACC